CGACAATCTCGCCGCTCATTGCAACCAACGACCCCAAGACACTTGCTCCTTCAGGGACATTTTGGTTTCCAAGCTTCTCTTTTGGATGCCAACCGTTCCTCATTTTATTTTCTCCTTCTATTCCATTGCTTTTATAAACTCTTCGGCAATTTCCTGTTCCGCAGCTTTGACATCAAATTCCTTAAACTCTTTAATGTGCCTCATACATATGCTTGTGCACTTCCGTGCTCTTGCTTTTGCTTCCTCCTCTCTAAAAAACCAATCTCGTTCTTCTTTTTTGAGTTCTCTTCTGTATTCCGCCACTCTGTCTTTTACATTGTCGAAGGCGTGTATTTCCATATCAACTCCATTAAAGCTGAACTCTACTATACAAGAGTTTCTTTCACAAACTAAACGTGCTTCTCGAATTGCGTCCTCGATGTTTGTTCCCGCAATTACCCGAAATGTTTTCACCTCTTCTAAATGTTTCATTTACTCCCTCCTCTTTTATGATACCCTTCCTATTTGTTTTCGCATCCCGTCGAATACTAACTCCAAACGGTTCTTTATTTCTTGGATTAGCATTCCGTAAATCATCCCTGTAGCTATATTGACGCTCCTCTCCCACTCTTCTTTATTTAACTTTACTCCCAACTGACTTGTTATTTCCTCCATACCAGTTGATACCCTTTCCTTCAAAATTTTGTAAGTTTCGTCTCTGAACTTTTTTGTCATTTGCTTTCTCCTCTCTTAATTTCAAAATTTGAACTTGTGGCTTGTCGCCTTACTTCCCTGAAAGCGTAGTCAAAACTTGCGTCTCCATCAATGTTTACCTCCTTTTATAACTTTTTGGTGGTTTCTCTTGCAACATTCCGAACATACTGGACTAACAATGTAATCGACAACGTTCATTGGCTTTCCACATTGAGCGCACCTGTAAGTCTTTCCCCAAGGAATTTTTTTATTGAGTTTCTCTAATGCTTTTAGGTTATCTTCTATTGATTTCATTATTTCTCACCTCCTTATCAGTTTTATGTTTACTGCTTATTTGCTATTTTATCACTTCCCTTTGAATTTTCAATCACTTTCATTATAATCGTATTTTGCGACGGGTCAAGTCTTTGAATTTATGGAAAGTGTGATGTAATGCGGGTCTTGTATTCACTGAGTTTATTCGGCGAAAGCGTGATATAGAGCGGGTTTTATTTTTGAAAATATGAGATGCTGAATTGATGCGGGTTTAATAGTTCCACGTGGAAAGCGTGGACTGATGCGGGATAGCTAAAACTTACACAGGACTATTCAACGCTGTAATGTAGAGCTGATGCGGGTTTGAGGCAAAAAAATAACTTACACGCTTACACGGGGGTCTTCTCTTTCTTTGGTGAAAAATTGAAAATACGGGTTATAGGTATATATTCTATTATATATAATATTATTCTATTTTTATAACTTTAAATATATAGGTAAAGTGGCTCAAGTTCGCTTTAGATAAGCGTTATAGACAATTTATTTAATGTTATACTTTAGAATTTTAGAAAAGTATAAAGCCTGTGTGTAAGTGTGTAAGTAAAAAAATCGCTGAAAGTGTGATGTGATGCGGGTTTTGGGGTTGAGCCTTCTGTGTAAGTTATTCGAAAACGCTTATCTGATGCGGGTTTGCTCGTGTAAGTATTAAAGCGTGATATAATGCGGGTTTGCGTGATGGTGTGATATGATGCCGATGGATGGCGGGTTTTGCGTGTTCAATTTTTGAACGGTTAAGCGTGTATGCAACAGATTTGGTATGTAAATTTTTGTATGCGACAATTTGACGCATCGCAAAATGTTAGTATAATATATGTAGTAAATTGAAGTTTACTTGACATATCGCAATATAATATTATAATGTATGTAGAATGAAGGTAAGTAAATTACAAAAAGAGAGGGGGTGAGTATAAATGTTAACAGTAAAGGACAAGAAGGGAAGAGAGATAAAGAAGTTCGAAACGGTGAAGGAAGCAGTGGACACATACGGGGAAGCCTGGACGCTGAACCATATCAATCGGGCTTGGGTAATTGAGCAACAGAATGCGTTGAGAAGGGGTACAAGCAAGTCAGCGAAGATAAGAGAGATTTTAGTAAGAGCTAAGAGCGATGAAAGGTTAGCTCAGGCTCTTAGAAAGTTAGGCATTGAGATATAATCTCAAGAGTTAAAAGAGAGGGGGAAGAGTAAAAGCTCTTCCCTCTTATTTTACAAAAGGGGGTTAAGTATGAGTAAAGATGGAAAAGCGATTGATGCGAATACTCATATCATACACGGGCTGATTGAAGATATAAGGCTTTTACTTGACGAAGTAAAAGATTTGAAAATACGGGTAAACGATATAGGCGGGTTTGTTAGGGAGCAAAAGATGCGAATTGATAAGGTGAACCATAACATTAAAAGCTTGAGGGTTATCAATGAGCATAACTTGAAGGATATAGAGATGCGGGTTGATAAGATAAAGCAAGAGCTTGCCGAATTGAAAGTCATTCACGAACTTGATATAAAAGATATTTATCTAAGGTTAGGCGATGAGGCGAAAGCTACGAACGATTGAACTTGCGAAAACGCTCTTCTGGTGCGGGTTTGAGGCTCGCACCAGAGGGGCAAAACCCCCAATTGAATTTTCACGACTGGCGAAAAAGCCACATTGAAATTTCAACGGTTTTCAAAAACGAGGTTGCTAACAGTAAGAGGTGAATATAAAATGGCAAAACAAAAAACACCTAACGGCGGAAAACGCAAAACTCTAAAGGAACTTAAACAAGAGCGGGCGAAACCTGGGTCGAGTATGAGCCGAACTCTTCGCTACGAGAAAGCTCGTAAACTCTACCTTGATAGGAACTCTCCGAGTTTTATGAATGCGAGCTATAGTCTCGAACTTGCGGGTTACTCAAAGTCTTCGGCGAGAGCTCTCGCTCACACTCTTTGGAAGCCAGATGGAACTCCTGACATCCAAAACATTCTCCCCGACGACGTAAAAACCGCTGCCGACGAGATTCGAGAGTGGTTTAATCTTATGACGAGATGGCGGAAAGCTCTTGAGAAAGTAGATGACCCAATTAAATTGGGCTCGAGAACCTTTGCGGTTGTCTCCGCTCATATCGAGCGACTTTGTAAAATCTTCGGTTTCGTCCTTCAGCAAGCTGAAGCTCCCAAAACGGAAATAAGCATCAACTTTGCTATGCTCCCTGCTCCACAACAATACGAGGAAGCTAAAACTATGGTATTATTTTTAATGGAGCGGGTCCGTGCTCTCGAGCGGGAACTTAACATCGAGAAAGAGAAGCGTTTTATTTTCAAAAATTGAAAAAACGGTGGACGTATGATTCTAACAGAAAAAGCAGACTTAGATTACTCACGTCTTGGAGACGTTAAAAGCTACCTCGCAAGAACAAGCTTATACTACTTAGATAAGTACATTCTCGGTTTCAAGGACTTTACTCCTCAACCCCACAAAACTCTTTGCGATTGGGTTCAACACTCCGACGGTTTCTCACGACAGCTCCTTCTTATGTCCCGAAATAGTTTCAAAACTTCTGCAGTTAGCGTTGGATATCCCATCTTTCGTTTACTCAACGACCCCAACTCTACAGGTTTAATCATTGGACAAGAGCGTTCCTACGCTGAGACGATACTTAACATTATCAAGATGAAGATGACTACTCGAAAAGAGCTCATCGCAATAAATGGTGGGCCTTTTCAAGGAAAGTGGGGTTGGAAAGAGTATGAAATCTTTGTCAAAGGGCGAACCGATTGGACATCCAAAGAACCTTCCATCGGTACCGCAGGCATTGACTCCGTGAAAGCTGGTCCTCACTATCATTGGATAATCCTCGACGACGTGGAAAGCGATGTTAATACAAATACGGTTGAGTCTACAGCCAAGTTAATCAAAAACTATCAATACTGTTCTCCTATGCTACGGCCTGGAGGGAGAATGATTGTCATCGGCACTCCTTATTCCTTCGATGGGCTCTATTATTACATTCTAAACAATCCCGCAGAACTCCGTCATTACAAAGTCCTCGTTGGTCAAGCTCGAAAGGACTCATCTATTCTCCCCGATATTCCAAAAGACTTCACTCACCTCCCCGAAGGTCCCGAAGGCACTTATTTAATGCCGAACATTCTAACTCCTGACCTTTTAGCCAATGAAGAGGCTCGAGACCCTGCATTTTTCGCATCTCAATATCTCGTCTCCGTCGTCTCAGGGGAAGCACAAGAGTTCAAGAAAGAATGGTTTCGCTACTACACTAAAGAGCACCTCCCCAAAAACCTTCGTGTCTACTCTTTTCTCGACCCAGCATTTTCTACCAGAAGAACCTCCGACTACACCGCCATCGTCGTCGTAGGCGTTGACCAACTAAACAACATCTTTGTTCTGAAGCTAATTCACGAGCGCATAAACCCGTCGGCCATAATCGACCATCATTACAACATTTTTCGGGAGTTTTATCGTCCATTCAAAATGGGCATCGAGGCGAATGGCCTTCAAACGATGCTAAAATGGGCATTCGACGAAGCGGCTATTTCAAGAGGGCGACTCCCAATTTATCCCGTTACCGTTCGAAAGTCCTCGAAAAACGCTCGTATTCGTTCTCTCATCAAACCATTTCAAGATGGTCGTATCTACTTTCTGGCGGCGAATGACCGAGAAACCTCGGTCCACCCGTCTCAAGCGATTCTCGAGTCTCAACTCCTTCGTTTTCCAAGTTCGACCAAAGATGATGCGATTGACGCGTTGGCTGGTGCTCTCGAAATTATAGATATGAGACATAAGCGAAGGGAAGCAAAGAAACAGAAGGTCTATCAACCTTGCGACAGTTTGACAGGGTATTGATAATTTCAATATTTGAAAATGCGGGAGTAGGAAGGTATAAGTGCTAGCTCTGTGTCCCTCAACCCCCTTCACAACTAGCGACCAAGGAAGCCTTCCTCTCCCCTTCCTTGGGAGGTAAAAGGGGGTTGTACTGAATTGGAGGCTAAAATGGCGAGAAGAAAAACGAGGCGTTCCTCCAAGAAGATTATGATGACGCATCCTGGAGGAAGTAGGACTATAAAAAGGTCGGTGAGAAAAAGAACAGCAACAATAGTTGAGAAGGAAGACGGAACGACAAGATACAGATTTCCTATGCCTGATAAAGCTCACGCAAGGAACGCTTTGGCAAGACTGCCACAAGCAAAGGGATTATCCGCCGCAGAGAAGAAAAAGATACGGAATAGAGCTTTGAGAATGCTCTATGGGACTACTGACAGAGAGAAGATTGCTAAAATAAAGGCATCGAGAAGGAAGCGGAGAAGAAAGTAGGGAGTCTCGTGAAACGCAAGATGAATTATGTAATTGAGTTGAGCGAGAAAGATGTCGAACACCTATGCGAAATCTTACACGAACGCGAAGAACTCTTCATAAAGTTCGAGCGGATGCGGAAGTTATTGCGAGATTTGGGCAACAAGATTGTCCAACAAAAGAAAGCTCAAGATGAGGCGTTTCTCGATGGAGAAGAGGTTAGAGAGATGCCTCCGGGAGGATATCTTACTCCGTGGGGATGGAAAGGCACAAGAGACCGTGTTTGGAAGAAGCAGAATCCCGAAAAAGAGAAAGAAAAACAAAGGCGGTATCGAGAGAAACGCCGTAAAAGGAGTAAACAGAATGGGTTACACAAGAAGAGGTAAGAGAGATGGCACTGGCCCCTACAAAGGCTCATACATTCGCCGAAATGGTGGAAAGGTTGGTAGAAGGAGAAGAGCGGGGGTGAAGTGTCCTAAAAGTAAGGGGAGATAAATGCCAGCTGACTTTGAACGCTGTGTTCGTATGGGTGGTCGAGTTCGCACTAAAAAACTTCCCGGTGGTAGGTATATTCGTATCTGTTACCTTAATGGCAAGAGCTACGCAGGGGAAGTAAAAAAGAGGAAGAAAAAATATGGCAAAAAGAAACGATAAAGAGCTGTTACTCGAAGTTGTTGACAAATACGACGCTTCGACTAAGTATTACGAAGATATAGAGTTTAAAGAAAAGATAGAAAAGTGGGAGAACTATTATAACGGCACATCTGAGGAAACGGAGGAGAGAAAAAGCCGAAATAGGTCTCATCTTCTCCCTCCCTGGAGTGCTGTGGAAGTCGAGTATATGTTGTCTCGTTTTATCTTGACTATCTTCGCACGAAAGCCATATTTCACTATTCTCCCTCTAAATGAAGACGGTGCGAAGTGCTATAAACTCGTCCAAGCCTTGATTGAATGGCAAACTGAGAGGCCAAGCGTCGTATATCAACTGACAAAATGGATGCAGTCAGTGTTTGCTTATGGAGTTGGTGTATTAAAGAGTGGTTGGGACTTCTCTAAGAACGATGTTTCTTTGATTAACTGGGATGTAAGGCATTTCTATTATCCGCCCGAGAGTAATGACGCTACTGACCTGGACTGGTGTATATTTGAGAGCTATAAATATTTAGAAGACATTTTGGAAGACAATAGACGGTTCGAGGAGCGCTTCGGCAAACCTCTCTTTTCTCATCTCAAAGACTTAAAAGGACTGGAATCCAAGCCGAAGGAAGAGAGCGATAAGGTTTTTGGTTTCTATTCAAAAAAGCAGCCAATCCACATACTCGAATATTATGATAAACACAAAAAACTTATTGTTGCGGACAAGTCTCTCGTTATTCTCAACTCCGAGAATCCCGTTGGAATCGTTCCCGCTATCTTCTGTCCAGAAGTTCCAAAACTGTCAGGTATTCTTGGAACTGGAGAGATTGAGGCAATTAACGAGTATGTTCGTCAATATGCTACCGTAGTGAACCAACGAAATGACAACATCAGTCAATCACTCGTTCCCGTCTGGCTTCAGAATGCGGATGCGGAGATACTAAATGAAGAGGACTTGTCAAACTTAACTCCTGGACTTCGTATAAAGGTCAGCGCACCGTTGGGAGTGGACTTGAATACGCTGTTGTCTCCTATGATACCACCGGTTGGGACTCAAGACGCATATTTAGAGCTTAGAGACCTTGAGAAGAACATTTATGACAGGAGAGCTCGTTATGACTATGCTCGTGGTATTCCACCTCAACAACGAGAGACGGCGAGAGGCATACAAAGCTTACAGGTTGCGAGTTCTGCTGTATCTCGGGCTATTTTGATGTGGATTACACGGACAGCGCTTGTTCAAATTCCTTCTCACATAGTGGCTTGGGACCAAAAGTATTTAGACGAGAAGACCATACTGTCTTTGACTGACTTACAAAAGACTGGCATACCTAACTTTCGGAAAGTTACTCGGAACGACATTCAGGGTGAGTTCAAGTTTAAAGAGACCGTTTCTGCCTTGGATTCGGAGTTTACAAGAGAAGGAGT